GAATACTATTTATTGATATTTCACTATTTTCTTTCATTTTTTGTTTTAATATATATTCACTTAAATCCTTGCACTTTGTTTCTGTATCTAAGACATCACTTGTATGTAAATAACATCTTTCATAACCTCCTAAATTTGGAATACTTGTAGGAGATAAAAGTGAATTATTATATGATGTATAGGTTGCTGTAGCTCCGTTGATGTTACTCCCAATTACCTTTACCGAGTTATATAAATCATCCCATAAATATTCTAAAGAACCTCCAAGATATTGAAATTCATTTTGATTAAAATCCCAAACACTAGATTTAACTTCATTCTCTATATCTGATTCAACAACCATAACCCCTTCAGAATTATAATAGATATTCATAGAGTAAATTGATGCTAACTCAATAAGTAAATCACTTAACTTACAATTCGCATCTTTTGTTATGGTAAAAGGAGTTTTCTTATCCAAAAGCGAAGAATGGAAAATAGGAACTTTTTTATCTTTTACCAAATCTAATATAGATTGTATTGCAGTTGTTATATTAGTATTTATAGGAATTATATAAGTGCCTGAAATATTTCCTTTTATATTAGAAAAATTCCAAAACTTATCACTTCCACGAATACTAATTTTACTATTGCTAAAATCAGAAGAAATTGTTGGATTATCAATACAATATACTCCTTGTGAAAACCATTCTATATTCTCATTTTCATCTTCTAGTCCAAGCCAAATTTTAAACATAGAATTAATATTTAATGAATCTGGATGTATATAATATGGATTATCTAAAGTATTGTTAATTTCAAAACTACAGGTACGTCTTATACCATTTGTATAGGAAATATTAATTGAACCTGATGTAGAATCAAGATAATTTGTTATTTCGGAAACAACAGATTCATCCTCTGATCTAAGCAACTCAACCTTTACCCTTTGTCTATATATTCCAGATTTAAGTAATTTAATGTAATTATCGAAGTTCATTTAGACTTCACCAACTTCGGTTAGATTAAACGATACCAAAATTGGTTGTTCTTTTATCCCATCATCTAATTGTTGTTCAGAATAATTAGAACAGAAGACTTTATAAATCTCACCTCTTCGAGTCTTGAAGATTTTATTCTTAGAATTTAAAATAAAGTCACGTAATTCAGATACATATACATTACTTTGTTGTAATTGACCATTAATATCAACAGTTCCGCAAATACAACTGATCGAACTCGTAAAATATTTTCGTCTTCCCATTGCAATTGAAGGATATTCTGTATAATTATCCATTATAGTAACATCTTCTTGATACTGTTTTGTTCCAGATTGAACATTTAAATCAAATTTAAAAACTTTTCCTTCTTCTTCAGAAATAAGATAATAACCAAAGAAATCTGTTTCAATTTCTTCACACTCTAAAGGTTCAGATTGTTCATTCTCACTTGTAGCAAACAATGAATAAATATAATTCTTTCCATGTTGTGCGGAGTAGTCTATATACTCACTAACACCAACATCTACAACATCTAACACTTTAAAAGTACTTCCACTAACTTCTCTACGATTAACTTGCCATTTTGTAACAGGATTAATTAAATTTGAAATATTACCTGCAATCAAATCATTCTCAAATTCTGCCATTGCTAAAGTGTTTATATCCCATATGGAGTTATCAGTCATAATTATATTTTGCAAATCTTCATCAGACATTTCTATATTTTTTATTTGTAATTTATCTATTGTTGCATTACCATAGATACGTATTTTTTGATACGTGTGACGTAGAGGGATATTTGATCCTTCGACACTTTGGAATGTACTTAAACCAAGGAATGCCCCACTCAGAAACAACTTAATTCACCACCTTTTTATTTAGCTACAAGGAAATATTTAAGGAGTTAAACGCTCATAAATTTGATTATTAACTATAATTAGAACATCAATGCTTCTCACTGCAATTAAGAATAATGGGGGTAGTTCTTTTGGAACACCATTTATTATTAAAATCCCATTTTTATAATAGAAACAACCTAAAACCGAATCATATCCAATCTCATATGTAATACCTTCGTCATTAATATGTTCTAATATTTTTCCACCTGTAAAAGTTTCGTCAGGAATGTAATCAATTATTGTTGTAAAGTTTAAAGGAATACCTACATTAAACTCAACATAACTTGCATCATTTAATTTTAATCCTACATTGCCTTGTGTGAATAAATCTTGAACATATGAACTTGTTCCTGTGACTACTCCATTTACTTGCACAGGATTTGACCAATTAATTTTTACAGCAGATAATTCTTCTAATAAAGTTACATTTGGAACAAAATTAATCGAAGGAGCAGAATAAGAAACATTAAATGTATAAATAGGAGATTGTGTTATTACATTCATTTGATTTTCTACAATTGTATAAATTTTATATGTTTGAGATGAAACAAAACCATCATATTCATAAGAAATATTTCCACTGTAGGAATATGGCGTTTGAAGAATAATATTATCAAAAATATCCATAAAAACCATATACCAACGATTAATAGGAATATTTTCTGCTTGAGTATATGCAAATTGAAATGTATATTTTTTCGATGTAATTAATTCTGGAACAGTAGATATCAATGTTGGGGTAGCATAGCAATAAAAAGGAGTTTCTCTTGATATTGCTGATAAAGTATTAGACCATATTTCTAAAGTCCATTTATATTGGATTCCATTTGTTAAACCTGAATTTAATACATATGAAAATGTATCATTTTGGTAAAGATTTGGAGAAAGGATTAATTTTGTAGAATCAAAAACTACAACATTTGCCATTGTTAAGATTTTTAATTGATAATGAGTTGCTACTGTTCCTTGAATTTTTGCAGTAAATGTTATTGGTAAATTTGCATCTATTGATATATTGTTTGGAGACAAGAATGAACTTTGATAAATTGCGATTGTAATTCACTGCTACTAAAAATATAGACAAATATACTTATTTCTATATTTTAGATAATTCTTGATTCATCGTGTCTATTTTCATAATATCTCTATTACTACTCACATTTGATATAACACTCCACAAGCGTAAATTCGGATGTAACCCACCCTACACAACAAATTATCCTATTATATCTTCGTAGCATTTCACCTTTCTTTATTATTTGATAATTTGTTTTATTCAATTTTATACACTTTTGCTTTTTTTAAATTAATTGAGGCATTTTTATCACGATCAAGAATAATTCCGCATTCTTTACAAATATATTCCCTATTAGATAATTTTAAATCCTTATCAATACTTCCACATTCAGAACACATTTTGCTTGATGGGTAAAATCTGTCAACTATTCTCAATTCAATATTATTCCACAAACATTTGTAAGTTAATTGTCTTCTGAATTCATGGAAACTCTGTTCGGCAATGGCTTTTGATAAATGCCTGTTCTTCATCATTCCATTGACATTCAAATCTTCAATAGTTATGAACTCTGGTTTGGTTTTCACTAGAGTATTGGTAATATTATGGGCATAGTTTAAGCGAATATTAGATAGTTTTTGATGAATAGTTCTGATTTGAGTTTCTAATTTAATAATATTTTTTGTTTTAATAAATTTTTTACCATCTTTGTTCATTTCGTATTTTCTAGAAACTTGTCTTTGAAGTCTTTTCAACTTTCTTTTAAGTTTTCTCACAACAACAGTCTTGTTGATATTCTTGAATGGTTCATTAATATTACTAACAATAGCTAAATCCTTAATTCCTAAATCGATTCCAATTCCTTCATTGTGAATATTTGAATAATCATTATGATCAACGACATCACATAATACTGAAACATAATATCTTCCTGCTTTCATTGAAACTGTACCACTTACTACTTTCACATTTGTAGGAATATAACCTTTTTCTTTTAGTTCTACGAAACCTAATGATGGTATTTTAATTTTGTGACGTTTAACAGTCCAATCTGTATTGTTATTTTTAGGAAAATAAATTTTAACATCTTGATTTTTCTTCTTCTTAAAACGAGGGAATTTAGATTGCCCCTTAAAGAATCTTTTATACGCCATCTCGGCATTTACAATTGCTTTCTTTCTTGCTTTAGAACCACAATTATTGATCCATTCAAACTCATCTAGAACTTTGACTTCATTGTTTATGTATTTATCAAAATCATTTGCACTCATAAAGGCTTGTTTTTTGTCTATTTTACCACTTTTAAACAGATCATATAATTCCTGATTCTTAGCCAGATATAGATTATATAAGAAACGGCATGTGTCAATAGATTGATGGATTTTGGCAATATGCTGTTTAGTTACTCTGAGTTCAGTTTTAAATCCTTTGAGCACAATTCACCATCCTCTTCTATCTTTTTCTTATATTTTCTCAGTCCGTACACCCTACAGGAAAAAACATGTAAAATACTTATAATATCCTGTACTATTTCTTCTTGTGTGGATAATTTTTCATTGTTAATTACTACTAGTTCTACACCATTAGACTTTACAAAGTTTTCAAACCATTCAAAACCAAAGCGTATAAATCTGTCTTTATGAGAAACTATGATTTTGGAAACAGTTCCTAACATACAATCTTCTAAAAGTTTATTCCAATTCTTACGTTTGTAGTTTAAACCAGAACCAATATCCTCAAATATTTCATCAACTATCCAACCTTTAGCATTTGCGAATGTTTGAAGAAACTCCACTTGGTTTTTTAAATCATCCTTTTGATTTGTTGTAGAAACCCTAGCATATATAATTGTTTTCCCATGTGGTTTGCTTTCACTCATATAATCAACATATTGTTTATATGTATAGTAACGTCTATCAGTAGGGGTTCTAAATGCTTTAAGTTTATTTTTCCTATCCCATCTTTGAAGTGTTTTAACTGATACACCTAACATTTCGGCAAAATCTTGTGGTTTATAATTGCTCATATACTCAACCTCCTTGAGCATATCTTAACACTTATGTCCACACTTGTCAATGCTGTTAGGAATCATTCATCACTCCTTTCTTAGTAATAGAAATAATTAGTTATAAACAATATTTAAACAATATAAAAGAAGAGACTTAATTAATAAATCTCTTCTTTTTGATAAATAGATGAAACACTATCTGTTTAGACGTTGAAGATTCTTTAGTTGAGAAATTAAATCATTGGCATTTTTTGCATTAACTACAAGATTTTGAATTACTATTCCACCATTACCACTAACTCCATTATTTAATGTTGGTAATTTAATATTACTTAAATCAGGCAATTTAAAATTATTCATAAAATTACGAGTAATATCTACTGCTTTAAGAATATTAGATGTATCTATTTTATTTAAGACTAATTCTTTTTCATGTAAAAATGCTAATTTACCACTATCACCCCATGAAGGAGTTAAACCACCTGTATCTAGACCTGTTATTTTCTTGAATTTTTCTAATGTTTCATTTCTATTTGCTCCACCTGCTCTAGTTCCACTACCTTTATCCTTAACTACTGCTTCACTACCTAAAACAATATCTCCAGATTTTGCAAAACCTGCGTCCCCATCATTAACAACTTTAAAATTAAAATTACTAGATTTACCTTTTTTCTCTGCCTCTGCTTTAGCAA